GCCGTCGAAGGCGCACTGGACGTTCAAGGTGTTCCGTCAGGGCGTCGACCCCGACACCAAGGAGCCGCTGCGCGAGCCGCAGAACTACGCGGCCTTCCAGATGAACCCCACGGACAACGCGGCGAACCTCTCGCCCGAGTACCTCAAGACGCTGGAGGGCCTGAGCGAGCGCATGAAGCGCCGGTTTCTGCGCGGCGAGTTCGCCGACGCCACGCCGAACGCGCTGTTCGACGAGGCCGTGATCGACCGCTGGCGCATGGCCGATGGTGACGAGCTGCCCCAGCTGGTGCGCGTGGTGGTCAGCGTCGACCCATCCGGCGCGAGCGACGACGAGGCCAACGCCGACAACGACGAGGTGGGGATCGTGGTCGAGGGCCTGGGCACCGATGGCCGGGCCTACCTGCTGGAGGACCTGACGATCAAGGCCGGGCCGAGCACCTGGGGGCGGATCGCGGTCGAGGCCTACATCCGGCACCGCGCTGATGCGGTGGTCGGTGAGACGAACTTTGGCGGCGGGATGGTGCAGTCGACGATCGCGGTCGCGGCCCGGGCGGCGGGCGTGCGCGTGCCGTTCAAGAAGGTCACGGCCAGCCGTGGCAAGACCCAGCGGGCCGAGCCCTTCAGCGCGCTCTACGAGGAAGGCAAGGTGCGCCACGTCGGCGTGTTCGCCAAGCTCGAAGACGAGCTGTGCGCCTTCTCGACGGGCGGCTACACCGGCCCGAAGTCGCCGAACCGGGCGGACGCGCACATCTGGGCGCTGGCCGAGTTGTTCCCCGCCATGGTCCGCGCGCCCATGCAGGAAGCGCCGAAGGTCGAGCCCATCCCCATGCGCTCCGCCTTCGCCCGCCGATAATCCCCGCACACCACCGACCGGCCCCGCGCCGGCCCGCTGAGATCGTCGAGCCGCCAGCAGCTCAACCTTGGACCCCGAGACGGGGGAAGGGCTGAGACATGAGCACGACGAAGGCCGACCGCCTGGCCAAGATCCACGCCGAGGCGATGGAAGAGTTCAACCGCATTCAGGCCGCCGTTCGGGAAGAGCGGATGCAGTGCCTGGCGGATCGCCGGTTCTACTCGGTCAGCGGGGCGCAGTGGGAAGGCGACCTCGGCGACCAGTTCGAGAACAAGCCCCGCTTCGAGTTCAACCGCGTGCACCTCGCGGTGATCCGGATCATCAACGAGTACAGAAATAACAGAATCACGGTCGACTTCGTGCCCAAGGACGGCTCGACCAACCGCGACCTGGCCGACGCCTGCGATGGCCTGTACCGGGCCGACGAGCACGACAGCGGCGCGGAAGAGGCCTACGACAACGCCTTCGAGGAAGCCTGCGGCGGCGGCATGGGCGCGTGGCGGCTGCGGGCCGAGTACGAGGACGAGGACGACGACGAGAACGAGTCGCAGCGGATCAAGATCGAACCGATCTTCGACGCCGACAGCTGCGTGTTCTTTGGCCTGGAGGCCAAGCGCCAGGACAAGGCCGACGCCAAGCGGTGCTTCGTGCTGTCGAGCATGACCCCGCAGGACTTCGAGGCCGAGTTCGGGCACGACCCGGCCAGCTGGTCGAAGGAAATCACCCAGCAAGAGTTCGACTGGTGCACGCCGGATGCGGTCTACGTGGCCGAGTACTACCGCGTCGAGGAAGTCACCGAGCTGATCCACGTCTTCCGGGGCCTGGACGATGAGGACATGACCGTCCCGGACGCCGAGCTGAAGGACGACCCCGAGCGCCTGCGCGTGCTGCTGGCGACCGGCTTCCGCGAGACCGCGCAGAAGCGCCGGAAAAAGCGCGTGGTGCGCAAGTACATCCTCAGCGGCCAGCAGGTCGAGGAAGACTGCGGCGTCATCGCCGGGAAGCACATCCCGATCGTGCCGGTCTACGGCAAGCGCTGGTTCGTCGATGGCGTCGAGCGGTGCATGGGTCACGTGCGCTTGGCCAAGGACGCGCAGCGGCTGCAGAACTCGCTGATGTCCTGGCTGACCGACATCGCCAGCCGCTTCGACGTCGAGAAGCCGATCCTGTCGCCCGAGCAGATCGCCGGCCACGCGCAGATGTGGGCCGACGACAACGTGAAGCGCTACCCGTACCTGCTGGCGAACATGCTGCGCGACGGCGAGGGCAACCCGGTGCCGGGCTCGCAGGCGCCGGTCGCCTACACCAAGGCCCCGAACGTGCCGCCCGCCATGGCCGCGCTGACGCAGATCGCGTCCCAGCTGCTGGAGGACCTTCTCGGCAACCAGCAGGCCGGCGAGCAGGTCCAGCCGAACCTGAGCGGCAAGGCCGTCGAGTTGATCCAGAACCGGCTGGACATGCAGGCCTTCATCTACCTCTCGAACATGGGCAAGGCCATGAAGCGGTCGGGCGAGATCTGGCTGAGCATGGCCCGCGACGTGTTCGTCGAGGACGAGCGACCCATGAAGTCCATCGCCGCTGACGGCGAGATCGACAGCGTGGTCATCAACCGGCCCATGATCGACGAGGAGACCGGCGAGCAGATCATCGAGAACGCCATCGCTGAGGCCAACTTCGACGTGTGGGTCGACGTAGGCCCGAGCAGCAGCAGCCGCCGCGCCGCCACCGTGCGCGCGCTCACCGGCCTGGCCCAGATCACCGACGACCCGCAGACGCGCCAGGTGCTGACGGCTTACAGCGTCATGAACGTCGAGGGCGAGGGCATCAGCGAGCTGCAGGACTACTTCCGGGGCCGCCTCGTGCGCCAGGGCGTCATCAAGCCGACCGAGGAAGAGAAGCAGGAGCTGGCCGCCGAGATGCAGAACCAGAAGCCGGACCCGCAGGCTCAGGCGCTGCTGGGCATGGCCGAAGAGGCCCAGGCCAACGCGGCGCAGGCCCGCGCCAAGACCGTCGACACCATCGCGGCGGCCGACCTCAAGCGCGCGCAGACCGCCAAGACATGGGCCGAAGCGGCCGGCGAACAGCAGGGCCAGCAGCTCGCCACGATCGACGCGCTGCAGGGGCTGCTGGCAGGGCAGGGCGGGGCGCTGGCACCGGCCGCGCCGGCAGCATCAGCACCACTCCCGGCCGAGCCGCCGCAGCTCCCGAACCTCGGCGGCCTCCCGGCGTGATTTAAGCGCCGCTAAAACCGCACCGGGGCAAAACACCCAATCGGGCCGTCTGCGCTCTCACACTCCGCGCCATCGCATCCCGGGGCGAGTTCTCCCGGAGTCAAGGGGCACAGATGGGACGACAGAACGAGCAGGACGACGACCAAGCGGTGATCGAGGACGACACCGCCGAGGACGTGACCGACCAGGCCGACGAGCAGCTCGACGCGCAGGACGAGGGCGAGACGCCCCAGCAAGGCGCAGACGACGAGCAGGGCGAAGCCGGCGAAGGCGCGGAAGCGGCCGATGAGGTCGTGGTCAGCATCGGCGACGACACGCCGGCAGCCGACGAGGAAGAACAGCAGCTGGAGCGGGCTCCGCAGTGGGTGAAGAACCTGCGCAAGGAGAACCGCACGCTGGTGCGCAAGGTGCGCGAGGCCGAGGCCAAGCTCGCCGCCGCGTCAGCGCCGGCAGCGGCCCAGGAAGCCGCCGCAGTCGGGCCGAAGCCGACCCTCGAAGCCTGCGACTTCGACGCCGAGAAGTTCGAGCAGCAGCTGGAAGCCTGGCACTCGCGCAAGCGGGCCGCCGACGACCAGCAGCGGCAGAAGGACGCAGCCGAGGCCGAGGCCCGCGCGCAGTGGCAGAAGAAGCTTGACGCCTACGGCACGGCCAAGGCCGCGCTGAAGGTGGCGGACTTCGAGGACGCCGAGGAAACCGCCCGCGAGACGTTCAGCGTCACGCAGCAAGGCGTGATCCTCAACGGCGCCGAGAACGCTGCTCTGCTGGTCTACGCGCTGGGCAAGAACCCGAAGAAGGCCAAGGAACTGGCCGCCATCACCGACCCCGTGAAGTTCGCCTTCGCGGTCGCCAAGTTGGAGACGCAGTTGAAGGTCACGCCCCGCAAGACAGCCCCGGTTCCTGAGCGCGCAGTGCGCGGCTCCGGCTCGGTGGCTGGTGCCCCTGGTGCCGTCTCCGCCAACCTGGAGCGGCTGCGCGATGAGGCCCAGCGGACCGGCAACTACGACCGGTACTTGGCGGCCAAGCGCCAG